TCATGACGTGCCATCTTATAAGGTTCACGTCCTTCTTTCTTTATTCTCTTATCAACAGACTTGTCAAAGTCTGCTCTAAACTTACCTTCCTTACTTTGTTCTTGCTCACGTGCCTTGTTACGCTTTTTAGTCTCAGCAATTTGCTTACTTGTCGGTTTCCTTTTTTTTATTCTAGGGAGTCCAGTCTCAATCGCCTCAAGAAACGTCTTTCCTATTTTTATTCCTACCTTACCTATTACCATATCATTGCACCGGGGGTTGAGGTGGCATCTGTGGTTGCTGTGGCTGTTGCTGGCCACCTAAGAACTGTTGTAACATTGGGGCTACCTGTTGTAATAATCCTTGCCAATCTATTCCCCCACCTCCTCCTTGAGCAGGCATAGGAGCTTGGGGCGTAGGGGGTACACCCTCTGCTCCCTGTGCTTGTGGGGGGGGAATCAACCCAGCTTGCTGGGCTATTTGGTCTACTTGCTGTTTTAACATCATGAGTAAATCAGGATTACCTTGTGCCTGCATCAATACTGATTGAACTTCTGGCAACACAACCTCATCTGTAATCTTTGAACCTGACCTACGGAAAAATTCTTTTAATAGCGGAGCTACATTAATATGCTCAGGGCCAGCTCTCATGGCAAGTTCAAGCTGTTGCTGTAACTCCTGCAACCTGATAAGCCTGTTTGTATTAACCGTGTTAGCTGTTAACTCTATGTCCCACTGTCCTACAATATCTCTTGCACTTACCTTACGCAATGAACCTTGTGCATCCTCTACCGCCCTGAATAAAATTTCATCATCACCAAATTGCTGTATCAACTGAAATGTTTGTAACACAGCTTCGTTAATACCCATGCTGATGTTACGCAACATCATCTCAAGGCGTTGGTTACCCTCATTAACAATCGCAGAAATGCCAGTTGCAGTCTTATTGGCAACAGCCGTTGTATCGTTACCAATCGCAAAATCAGATACACCAATGCGGTCTTGAATAAGCCTACGCACGAGTTCTTCTTCTTTAAAACTGGAATGTTTAATGTCTCCTGTTTGTACGATACCAAATTGATTTGGCCCCGCAGGGAACCCCTGACCTGGGCCGGGACGATGGATCTCTGGATCTATGTCACTATTTGGATCGAACCACCACATGACAGCATTAGTAATCGTACCGTTATCGATACGCATGTTGTGGATGTCATTTATTTCCTGCTGTAAATCTGTAATAAGTTCGGGAACACCCTGTGCCTCAAATCTGCCCGGTGTAGGAAACGGCTTTATCTCGACAAAGGGTTTCTTCCCATGTAATAAATCTGCTTCACGTACCGATAGTAAAACTTTAGCACCCGGTGAGAACGTTGCTACTATGTCCTCCATACGCCCATCACCATCAATGTCGTATTTGCCATGCCACTCAATTATTTCTATGTCTTCTAAACCATCAGTAGGTTCGTTGCTTACATTTTGATAACCTTCTTCAAGCGTCTGCACATCATCAAGCAACTTGTCACCATGAGAACTAATATGGCTTGCACTATCGTTGTTTAATCCTATTGGGAGTAAATCAACATTTTCATATATTCCTATGTCCTGCTCTTTATATAATTCGTCAATGTCACGCTTGAACCTGTGTGCTACATAAGGAGAATCCTGAATATCTATCGCTCGTGGATGAAAAATAAAATCCTCAACTGGTATGAATATCCAGTCAGGATTGTTGTAAACAACTTCTTCACGTTCCACTTTCACGAAAGGATGATTAATGAAATCGTGGTTCTCCATTAAGAATGTCATCTGGTCTAAGAACTCCAATGTCTCTGGAGTTATACTGCCAGACGCTACCTCAGCATTCGCTGATTGTATATCATCAGCAACATCTCTCTGCGACATATTGCGTGTATACTTACGGATATCATTACGCCAAATAATTTTCATTACACCACGTCCGTAAATGAATGCTTCTCGTATCCAGTCCTGCACCTTCGGGTACACTTGTATACGCTGATTCATTACGTAGTGGAGCATGTTCTCCACGTCACGTGCTTTGTCGTGATCAGATAATGGTCGAGGGGTATTCCCCTCGTTAGGCGGTGAGACAGGCGTTGGGCCTGCTGCACTCGCACCTCTGGCCGTCACAAACGGCTGTGTTCCAAATATAGGATTAATCATTCTACTGGTTAAAGTCTCTACCAGTATTCCTGTGATAGGTACGTGTAAGTTAGAACACCCCTCCCAAGGAAATGATTTTTCATATAATATTCCACGATACTGCTTGTACCAAGTCTCTAAGTTGTCCTGCCATTCCCTGCGTGCGTCTACCGCATTCTGGACAGACTCGTCCAAGTAAGAAAGTAAATGCTCCACGTCAACACGCTTATCAATTGGAGAAACGAAATCACCCTTCGGTGTCTTCTTTACTTTATCTCCACTTGGTAACTTCGTGAACGGCTTTGTTACATTCTTCTTTTCACTTAGATCTGGCTGTGTACCAGCCAACTGATTATCTGATAATTCTTTACCCATACAATCCCCAAAAAAAAACGATCACTTCAATAAGACCTATAGATCTCATTGAACTGACCGCTGTGTGTGCAGTTGGGTCTACGTAATTACAGGTTACGCATGACTTCCTTCACTTCAACTTTCATGAGTTCCCCCTCAGAAAAATGAAGCGTAATACTTCCAGTAAAAAAATCTGCAACTAACTTCTTAACTAAAGCAACATATCTTTGCAGAGTTATTGCCATATATATAAGATGCACGAAATGCGAAAAGGATTCATAATTGAGTTGTCATAGTACTAAGAACGTGAACAGTATAGTTAATCCTATCGTATTACCTCTAAATCTATTAAACACTTCTTTGGTATGTTGAGTTTACCACGATACTCATCTTTCTTTTCTACTCTCTTGTCAGACGTTAAAACAATATCTCCCTTTATCAATCCAATCAACAAACCATAGGTATCATAAACACAAGCCTCGTGATCTCTTAGCAATTCACTGATTGATCCGTCATCTGTCGAATCTGCCGAAGCGTCTGCCCAACGAACACGAACCAGTTTACCCTTGATAGCATCTAACGTTTTCTTCGTGATCTTCATGATAGACTAAATGGGAAATTAGCACCCCTGTAATATTTCTTACCACCAATAATAAATTTCCATATCAAAAAAAAATATGGGCTACCTTGCTCGTATTTCGGCTTCTGTAATCTGATCCATATAGTTTCCATCAACTATACCTGTTCACTATATTAACGCAACGCTTAACAAACTCATCCATATCCAGATTCGACTTAGCTATGTTAACCCATTTCGTTACCCATTGCACATTATTAATTTCACACTTAAGGTCAGGATATATGCTCTCTGGCTTGATATGATCCAACGACATATTATCACCGGGAATTAAATCTTCTCCGCTTATCGCACATAACATCTTTTGTTCATACGCCTTGTCCCTAAGAAAACTCCAATAGTCAGATGACCCCATCCTGCCAAACGATGTCTTCTTGTAGTAATGATCCTCACATAATTTTGAGCTAAAGTATACGGTAACATCACAAGAAAACTCAGTGCATCTACCATATAATATAGAATGCTCACGCTGATCTATATAACGCTTCTTATTATACAACTTAACACAGTCTTTGCAAGTGTAAGCCCTACCGTCCTTCGATGTACCCCTTAGGTGAAACCCATCAACAGACTTAACTGACTTACAAGTACCGCAAAACTTTTCTGGAGTATCTATCACTTATCTGATATCTCAGGAAACTTGTCAGCCAAGTGAATTAATGCGGCAGCCATGTCCATTATCATAGACGATACCTCCTGCATCAACTCAGTCTGTCGTCTAGATATTTCCACCTGTTGTTGCAGTGCCGTCTTAATATCAGAGGATATGTGAAGAATAATCTCCTCGTTCTCCAACGTAAACTTCAACGGCTTATTCAAATTCGTTCTGCTTGAATTCGTCATTTGCTCTGAATAGGGCTTCGGCAACATCATCGAAACCAACGTTAGTTAAAAATTCATTCATGATCATCATCACATGCAGACCCCTTGAATGATCATCAAGCTCTCCTCTATCATGACGGATACGTATATCCTCTAAGTCACGTATTGTTTCTTCTCTATACATAATTTATTCTCACTAACATCACCTTCCCAACTTGGCACTACACGCCCTATTAATCCTATTACCATCATCCTTAAATCAGCTTCATTACCATGATTATGAATAGTATAGTCACCATTGATCTCCCCCATTTCAGTTTCACTTGAATGTCCACTTAGCTCATATCCCGGACGCTTGATTACCCATAACTCACCACCTAAACTTTTAATTAACGCAGCTTCATTCTTGAACCTGCAATCCTCAGCTACTACATTGTCAAAGAGATACATGCCATTCCTAGCATCCAATACCTTACTTTTCCATATGTTCAGCCAGAAATCCTTGTCCATCATATCCCTAGCCCACTCAGTACCTAGCGTCTGCATCGCATGGCGTGGAGTCCTTCCAGATAGTAGATCACAGGGGACTTCCTTCAGCTTACCTTCTGTATGCTCATTAGTTAACCCTATTGACTTCAACATATCTTTCAACGGCTGACTAAACTTTAACCTGCTATAACTAAACGCAGTTAGTATATCCGCTACCGTTGACTTACCACAACCTGCTGCTCCTACAAGCCCTACTATTCTCATATAACCCCCTATATGTAAACATTAAAAGTATATTGTATAAATTC